TGATGGGCCTGGGTTCATTGAATATGATGCAATGACCGACGTGGCTAAGAAGGCGCGAGAGAAGACAGTAGACTACGTGGTTGCCGTTGAGAAGGCACCTCCGGCAAAGCCTGATCAATAAAGTCTTGTTGCTTGTAGAGGATAGTACGACCATCCGGTTTCTACCGGACTGAAACCCAGATCCGAATCAAATCAGACCTGCCAGCTCAAAACGAGGCGTACTCGTTAGATGAAATTCAGATTCGTCTTTTGAGCCGTTGACACTGAGGAGAATCGGATGGCCCTCGGACCTTTTGCAACGTACGTCCCGCCCGGCGTGTATAGCCGGACTTTGAGTGAGTCGAATGTCGCAGCGCTTGTCGCCGGCATCCGCATCCCGGCTATTGTCGGGGTAGGTCAGGAAGAACTGGACCAGCAGGACCTGGAACTGGTTCGTGGTTCTAGCTCGACGCTTGACCAACAGATCGTCAATGAGGACGTGACGTTGGCTTGGGTTGTCGACGACACGAACCCAAATCTTCCGGTGCTTGGTGCCAATGATGGTACGCTCACTCGATTTAGGGTTAAGAACTTCCCGCTCGTGGATGGTCAAGGCTTCGGTCGCACAACGAATGATGTGAGATCGGTCACCGTCACGGTGAACGGAATCCCTGTCGCTGTCGGCCAAGTGCGTGGCGCGGTTGGCGAGGTGATTCTTCAGGTTCCCCCCGCTGCGGGTGATGTGGTTCGCTGCACCTACTTCTTTCATCGTGGCGATACTGCGTTCACGGATGACGTCTCCGACCAGGTGACTGCATCTTTGGCAATTCTCACGTCGCCAGGTTATGCTCCGTTTTCGATTGTGTCGAACACAAGCGACACACTCAAACTCAGAGTTAACGGTGGCCTTGAGAAGGTTGTTATCTTCACGCCGGCTCCGTCAGTCCAGGCGCAGGTGACTTTACCTGGGGCGGATGCTAACGGTGGTGTGACCTACAAGGCTGTCGAAGCGGGTACGGTCGGTAACAGCATTCAGGTACGTCACGTAGTTTCAGGCATCAACACGGCTTTCTCGGTCGTGGTGTCTGGTAACCAGATCACGGTTAACTCGGCAACAGATGGCGGCGGTCTCGTCACTACGACGGCGGCACAGGTTGTTGCGGGAATCACCGGTTCGGGTGCGGCGTCGGCGCTTGTCACAGCGACGGCAACGGGTTCCGGGGCAGGTCTGATTGCGGCAGCCTCTTACACAAACCTCGTAGGGGGCATCGACGGTGGTGCAGCAGCCGCACTCAAGTCTCAGATCGACGCGGCAGCTCTTACCGGTCTTACCACGACAGTCTACACGGGTCCGGACGGTAAGGAGCACCTCCGCTTTACCGCGGATATCTCCGTCGAAGTGACGGATGGCAACGCTAACGGTGTGCTCGGGTTTGCGAACGGCACGAAAACGAACCGTAACGCGACGTTCCAGGTTTTCAATCGACCGATTGTGGACGGCACGTCTGGAGGCATCACGACAACCGACCCCTCGAAGGTTGTGGTTAAGGTTAATGGTCTCCAGGTTATTCCTTCCTCGGTGGATGGCAGGAATGGCCTCGTGACACTCCCAACGCCTCCGGCGCAGGGGGCTGTTGTTACGGTCACGTACTTTTCGAATACCTGGCAAGACACGTTTGATTACTTGCCGAACACACTCGTTACGAACGTCATCCGCGCAGGCATCTCGCCTGGTCGCAATGATTACCTTCAAGGTCAGGACTTCGTGGTCTCTAACCCGAGCCCCGATGTCTCGATCATTCATTGGGGTACGAGTTATTCAGTCGCTTCGACATCACGCACAGCGGGAGCGGAGCCCTTCGATGACTCGCAGATCATTCCGACGCTGGTAGATGACAAACTCTACCTTGCGGAGTGTGCTCGCTACGTCGACACGACGGTTGTTCCGGCCGTAACCGCGAACAACGCTTTCCTGCTTCCGTCGGTTCCGACGATCGGCAACGGTCGCGACACGCCTCTCAGCTTGTCGGTCTTCAATGCTGTGTCGAATGGCCGCAACGCGGTCACGTCGAACCGCCCGGACCTTGTGGAGGTTCGTGTCGGTCGTGACCTTGCGGATGCTCTTGGTCGTCCGGCGGCGAAGGTGCTGTCGGTTGATTCGACGACCCGTAGGGTCACTCTTAAAGATGCGGTTCCGCCGGATTACAAGGCGTTTGCTACTTTCTGGTACAACCGCGTGGTGGATGACACGTTCATTCTCACCTGCAAGACTCCAGGTCCTGTCGGCACGGGTCAGTACGAAATTTTCTCGACTCTTACGAACTCGAACCTTTACCAGGTTCGATTCAAGGGCAAGAGCGTCTCGCTAACTGACACCGTTCGGTGGCCTCGCGGTGTTGAGCAAGTACCCGACGCCTTCCACTTTGGCGGTACTCCGGTCTCTGAAGTTGTCCGTGTGACTTTCGGTCAGGCAGCGGCGACCAAGGCCGAGTTCACCTCCAAGGGTGCGGCTCCGTACTCGTTCTACAATCCTTCGTCAGCGACCTGGCGTACTTCGCTCAATGCGCAGTTGCCGGTATCTACGAACCTCGCGGTTGCTACGCGTGCCTATCTCGTTTCGAAGGCGGTGACGCTTGCCTCGAACCAGATCGCCATCGGTTCGTCGGCCAACACGCTGGAGTTGTCGATTGATGGGGTCAATGTTTCGGTTGCCCTGACGACGGGTAACCGTACGCCGGTCCAAATTGCGACCGAAGTCAATGCGGCGATCGATGCGAACGCTGCTTTCTCCGGCACGGCTCCGAATAACCTCTTCACTCCGTTCACGACGGCAGGTAGCGAAGCATACTTCGTTCTTCGGTCCTACTCGACTCCGGCGGCACTCCCTGGTGGGTTCGACCACAAGGCGAGGGTTCAGGTTCGTCAGGGTACGGCGGAGGCGTCGCTTGGTTTCACCACGTTCCAGACGGCCTCGGGTACCACGGGCGCTATCAACAAGGCAGCTACCCTGCTCGGTTCGAAAGCCGGTCCGTTCTCGTGGACGGCGGGCGTGAACGATAGGTTGAAGCTCCGTGTCAACGGGATTGACTACACGGTCACGATTCAAACGTCGTCCACGACTCCGGCGGCCGTGGTTGCGGACATCAACTTGGTTCTTCCGTCCACGCAGGGTGCGGCTTCGGTCGGCACGCTTGACAATCTCGACAAGATCCGTCTGACCAGCGCACTCAACAGTGAGCAGTCTTCGATCGTTGTTCTCGATGGTACGGCAAACACCGTACTCGGGTTCAGCCAAGGAGACTTCGCAGGTCAGACTAAGGTGACGGCTCAAGAAGTCTGTGACCGTCTGATGGATACCGTGAATTTTGCGGTCACCTCGTGGTCTGGCACCCCAGCGGTCAATGCCTCCGGTGGCGTTGCCTACCCCATCACGGTGGACGGTCAAACGTACATCAAGATCGATTCGCTCACGGTGGGCCTCACCTCTTCGGTGGCGTTCACGGACGGCGCGAACTCGGCGTTCAATAGTACAGGCGTCAGCATCACGCCGGGCACGGACGGTGACACGGGTTCGAACGCATACGACAACTATGCGGTTACATCAACGAACCCGCTTGGGTCGGTAGGTACGGGCATTCCCGGCCAGACGTATACGGATGCTCGAACGGGCCTCCGTTTCACTGTTCTTCCGTCGGCAGATGCATCGTATACAGCAGGCGGCTGGTTTGAGCTAGAGGTCTCTCCAACCTTCAAAGTTAGCCCCTCGGTTCCGACGTATGCTGTCCCGGGCCTCGAACTGCTTGTTACGAACACGGTTAGCGTGGGTGAGAACGACACGGCCACGCTCACGACCTACAACCCCGGTGGGGTCGAACCGAAGAACGGCGACTTCTACTTCGTGTCGTACCGCTATCTCAAGCAGGACTTCTCCACCCGCATCTTCCGCCAGTTTAAGACCATTGAGGCCAACTACGGTCGTCTCTCTGCCGAGAATCGGGTGACGCTGGGAGCGTTCCTCGCCATTCTTAACGGCGCGGTCCTTGTTGGCATCAAGCAGGTGCGCAAGATTCCGAATACCAATACTGCTACAGTAACGGCGTTTACTGATGCAATCCAGGAACTGGGCACTCCGCTGCCCGGGAACATCAAGCCGGATGTTCTCGTTCCGCTCAGCACGGACACGGCGGTCTACTCGTTCCTGACGCAGCACTGCGAAATCATGAGCAACATCCGCAATCAGTCGGAGCGGATGGGCTTCATCGGGTTCGCGTCAGGTACGAGCCCACAGTCAGCGCAGACGATTGCTCGCTCACTTCAGAGCCAGCGCATGGTGGCGTTCTATCCTGATTCGGCGGTCATTACGCTCTCGAATGAGCTTGGTGAGCAGTT